GGAGCCAAATTAATGGCTCCCCTAGTTGTTGGACTAATTACTTAACGTAAGTAACCTTTGCCTTTGGATTCTTTGCATTCCACTTCTTTGCAAGTGCATTGAAAGCATCCTTAATTGACTTAAGTGCAGCAGCATTATCTGCTGTTAACTTAGCGATAGTTGCATCCTTAGCAAGGACAACTGCATCTGAAGCAGCCTTTGCATCAGCAAGTGCCTTAGCAGAGGCAGCCTTCTCTGCAGCAATTGCAGTTGCAAGAGCAGCATCTGAAGCAGCCTTTGCAGCAACAGCATCTGCAGCAGCCTTTACGACTGCAGCATCTGAAATTGCCTTAGCAGCGAGTGCTGCATCCTTTGCAGCCTTTTCAGCAGCAAGTTCTGATACTAGATCACGAACTGCGATCTCTGCAAACGGTGCAAGTGCACGAGCAGGAAGACCAACTACATCTGCAGTTGTTGCATCAGATGATGTTGTAGGTGAGAATGTGATTAGTGATCGTGTTCCAGTTGCTGGAAGTGTTGCAACAAACTTTGCAACTCCAAAATCTGAAAGTGTAGCACCAGTTGTGACTGTTGCTGTATCCATAACTGCTGTTGAAGCAAACACTGTTGCAGTGATTGACTTAGCAGATACCTTGTTACCAAATGTATCTGTTGCAGTTACTGAGATGTCTTGCTTTGTACCAGCAGCACCAGCAGAAGGAGCAGATACTGTAAGAGTATTAATCTTGCCAGCAGTTCCCTGTACGTAGTAGGTAAGTGTTGTTCCCTGATTTGTGATTACAACTGTACCAATTGCTGTTGTCTTTGTATAGACATAAAATGTTGCTGTTGTTCCTGTACCAGTTGCAATTGTCAAAGATGAAGATCCTGACGTTGCTCCTACTGGTGCAGCAGTTGTGTGTAGTGCAGACACGATTGTTGCATTTGTTGCTACTACAGAAACGTTTGTTCCAACATCAACTGTTGCTACAAACTTTAGTGCATCTGCAGCATCAACTGTGTTGTCTGCAGGGACTGGCAATGATGCAGGTGTTGCGATTGCTGAGGCTGTTGTGTTAGCCGTTCCAGCGAGATCTACAGCGACTGTCATTACAGCAGCGTTTGCAGGCGTTGCTACCATTGTGCCCAATGTCATGGCTGCAACCATGGCAAGAGCGAGTTTCTTAAATGAATTCATTCTTTCTCCTTGTTAGTTTATCTAGTCCAATGACCAGAAAGTTAAATTAAATTAAAACCATCCAGGAAATCCCTAACATCGTCAGGCATTTTCGGATTATCTAATTCTACCATACCCTTGTCTTTCTCTGCAAGTCGTGCAGAAGAAGACCAAGTATGGACATCTATCTCAGTATTATTATTCTTTGGTGTGTGTGATATTGCTCCAAATACCGCACCAGTTACGGCATCGGCAAGGTCCTTAGATTTTTTGCGGGGGTGATCTACACGATTACCCTTCATAATTTTAAGTTCTGACATTTCTTCTAATAGGATAGGTATTCTTGGGATAGAAACACGCTCTTCATAAATCATCATAGCCAGATCCTCATAGTGCTTCTTGGCAACAGAGACTGTTTCAGTTCTAATTCCAACGGCCTGTAACTCATTTTGAATATCAAATGATTGCCAACGGTCAAAGGAAACCATTCCAATATTAAAACCTTGTCTGCGTAGGTTCATAATCCATTGCTTAACCTCAGATAGATTAACTGGTCCTTCTGCTCTTGGCTCCCACCATGCAACTGCATCTACTACTACAATTGGTGCTACTTGTTCGTAGTCTTTAATTACCTGGATATTTACCCATTTGTCTACGTGAGCAATTGCTACCGCACACTTATCGTGCTTTTGTGCAAGGTCAGCATGGATATAATAGGTCTTGTCTGGATCTGGTACAAAGGTTTCATCAAACCTTCTAAATGAATCTAGTGGATTTCTACTGTTCATGCACTTCTCAACCTTGTCAATCTGCTTAAAGAAAGCATCAGATGAGTAGGTTGGCATACAAGCAAAACGCATCATGGCATCACCAAGGTCTGTATAGAATGCTAGTTTAAAGTCTTCTATCTTACGGGTTGGGTTTACTTCCCATGTAGGTCTTTTAAATGCATATACCCTTGGAATTTTGTATTGAAGAATGTTATCTTCATCCCACGAAATTTGAAATTGATTACCTGGATCTTCATGTGGTAAGTCTTCATTCATAATAAAAGTATGTGTTCTTTCAATAGTTTCTTTGTCAGCAATTACAGATTCGTATCGTTGAGAAATAAAGTCACCTTGATATCGTGGGAAAGAAAGCAAAACAACCTTTCCAAGATCTGGAAAACGAGAGTCTACTGAACCACGAAATGCTTTATAGATATTATCAGCAGTCTTTCCTTGTTCATTTCCAGATACAACCTCGCTTGCAAAACCAGAAATCTCATCAAGTACTGCCATAAGCAAGTTCAAACCCTCATGAGATTCTCTTTCTGAGTGTCCAGAGTAAACAGTAATGGCTTTGTCAAACTCAATTGAGTCAGCCTTTGCATTATACTTTCCAGCAAACCAAGGTGACTTTTCAATCTTTGTTTTAAAACCTTTAAAGAAAACGTTCTTTGCCTGCTGTGCGTTAACAGCAACGTTAATAATATCAATAGCATCTCCTGCAGGCTTACCAAAATAAATTGCTGGGTCTTTTAGGCATAGAAGTTTGTATACTACATATGCACATGCAACTGTTGAGATAAAATCTTTACCACTACCCTTGCCAAGTTGAAGGATTAGTTCGTTTTTTGTGTATTTATTAAAATGATTTAGACCTTCTGCAGGTCCCATAATATCAATTAAGTCTTCTTTACGATATATCTGACTCATTGCTTCAACAATTTCGTATTGAATATCAGATAAAATTGGTTGACCAAGATAGTCAGGTGACTGAACAAATGTCTTTACGTCAACTGGTTTTTCAACAAAATGATTCTCTTTTAATACCTCAAGAAAATCATTGAACATCGTGGACAACAGTAATCACTTCTCCCTCTTTTGCAATAGCAGAAAGGCGTTGCATAATAATATCTCTTACTTCTGGATGCTCTGAAGCAATATCTCTTAGGATTCCAACAAGAACTTCTTGCCGTCTTTCAATTTCAATCATTTCTTCTGCAAGTTCTTTGTTTTCAAGAAGACCTGCTTTTTGAAGCATATCAATTCTTCTTGACTCAATATCTAAAACTAGTTTAATTCCAGCAGTCTTTGCACTAAGGTTTGTTGATAGGCTTGCCTCATCAATAACCTCATACGCCTTTGTAATTAATTTTGTGTAGTGCGTGTCTGCTCCTACTAGGGCTTCTTTAGCACGAGCACGAATAGCATCATTAGCGGATGCCATAACCTTCCACTCATTAATTAAAGATACAACACGAGTGCGTGGTATTTCTAGTTCTTTAGAAATAACAGTTGGGTCATTACCCTTAAGGTATTCAGTAACTACCTGATTTACTTCATCAAGATGATTAATTAATTCTGACTCAGTTGACATGTTTTAATTCTCTTGCAATTTTTAGTAAAATTAGATAACCAATAAGGTCATCAATGTCATTATCTCCTACATAAGAACCACCTCTTGTAATCCTAGATAGTTTGTCATCTATTCTTACATGAAGTTGTTCTATGTTGTCAGATGTGGAAAAAATTCTAACAGGATTTAACGCAGAATTTCCATATGATTTATTTTTTGCAATAAGCATAGACTTAATTTCATCACAAACTTGTCCAATAGTAAACTGTGTTTCTTCGCTCATTTAGTAACCTCCACTGATAGTCTTTTAAAACATCTCAAACAGTTCGTATATGTTCTCCCAGTAAATGGGCAAGAAGATATTGAGGATTCTGTGTGTTTACAAAACAGCCTTTGTGCAAGCGCCTTTACAACATCCATAAAATGCTTAATAATTTTCATCTTCATCTTCCTCTAGATTCCAGTCAAAAGATTCTGGAATGTTTTTAAGTGTAGCAATTGCGGTTACAAGTCCTACAGCCATAACCAATGATATAAAAGCCATAAAATATTTAATCTTTTTCATCGTTTTGATTTCCTTAATCCAAATTTAGCAAGGTACACGTAGATAGTCTCAACACTGGCTCCGCACTCCTTTGCAATCTCTTCTGGAGTCTTTTTATCCATAAGATAGCGCTTACGCATATAGACTTCTGATGTATATAGTTTAGCAGGCATGGCGTTATTTGTCAACTTCCGTATCAATAACATCATAATCATAGGCGTTTGAGTCTTCAAGCATCCATTTATCATAACTTTCAACATCCCACTTGTTTGTATTAATGAGTCTTTGTATAACTAGATCTTTTTTTGTTACAAATGAAGGCTCTTTTAGTCTTACCCGATTATTAGGCTGGATAGCGAAGTTTCCATCATCCCTTT